TGGTTGCTCATGTTTAATCGGAGCGTGTACCCCTATATAAGACATTCGTTATATGGATTACTCTTGCCATCGAATCGCAAGAGTGTGCTGAGATTGATAACCAATGCAATCTCCTTCTTTATCTCCACCCATTCCTTTCTTCGGAGATTCAATTTCAACTGCCTTGGTTTCTTCCGACCTCATGATTTTGATAAAGTGATAATCAGTTCCATTCACCCCGGTTGACCCGGTTAAGTCTGGCGTAGTCAAACTACGGGTGTGCATCAAGTCGATGAACTTCCGATACAATTGCCAGTGTTTCGCTCTAGTATCAGCATACAAAGTAACCAACATGAATTGAGTTGCGTCTGTATTCAACGTAGCACCTTCCGTTAAATGAACAGGGAATGACATTCCGTAGGAAGGCATGATTGAGATTTGAAATGTCTTTTGACGCTTGAACTCTAGCCAACCAGTATTGACTAAAGGTGTCCATATTCCATCGGGAGAAACCATATTGGACTCGATTAGGTTTTTGATTAATGTATGTGGGTCGGTAGATGGAACTCCCGTATCAGTTATCGCCATCAAATATCGACTCCATGCAATCTAAAAACATACGACATGTACTGTACGGTCTTTCAGTAGAAGTTGTTGTAGTTGGTTCTGTATTGTCCATAAGTTGCCACCCCCATTAATCCCATTCTTTGAACACGCTTTAACATTTCCATATATTCTTTTTCTGAACTAGCAAGTAAGGGTCTCCAGAACTCTTTCATTCTTTCAGTGCAGTTCTCATCATTCAATGCTGCCCTAGCACATTGACGTACTACAAGAAGTATGGTAGCCATCTTTGCTTCTATCGGAGCAGCAGCATTACCATAAACATAGACAACTTTCAGATATTGTCGTAGTGATTCAGCCCAAGGCTGATGAAATCTAATGATGCCCGCTTCGCCATCGTCTAACCAATAATCATGAGTTGAACGAATACGCCCTGCATCCAAGACGGTTTCATTACCAGCAGCGTCAATGGTTGAAATGGAAGTGATAGAAACAACTGGCCTTTTTGAAAGGCTGAGATGACGAAGCGAGTAATGAATATCAAAATACTCTGTTTCGGTTTCCGTACCCGCTAATTGTCTACCTGCATAAGCATCAACCATTCGTGAAGCGTTGGTTATCATAGATTCTATTTGTGAGTCAGATGGACCTATGCCTTCGGAAAAGTCTACACCTGCATACATCTCAACGTCTGCTAAAGTACAATAGTCTATGGCCGCCATGTTGATACCTTACACTAAGTGGGTATTAACGAATACGAAAGGATAGGGCCGAAGCCCCGTCCTTCCGATTACGGTTAGCCTATTCAGACTGTGTTGATTCCAACAACTTCGCATATTGCTTCGCCATATCTTACTGCGAATGCAACATCTTGTTTTGGTATCAATATGAATCTGTCTTTGGTTGGTTCGTCGTGGAAACCTATGCTGAATCTTCTCTCAGCAACGGTTGAATTACCTACGATTGGGCTTCTGATGTGAGTCAAGATAGCACTTGTGAAGGTAGATGATGAACCTGCGTCGGATGTACCGTCAACTGCTTGGTTGACTGGGATAACACCAGTAGCGAAAACACGGATTCCGTAGATTCGTCCTACTTCTCCGTTAAGGATAGTAGCAGCCGGTCCATATTTATCCACTGTCTGAAGTTCCGTTAATCCGAGAAGTTGAACTTCGAGGTTTCTGGGAACTATGAATGCTAAGTCTTCTCTGTTGTCTGCGTAGACACCAAGGTTGGAGATAGCACTTCTCATGTGAGATAGAGCGAATGTTCCGCTTACTGTTACATCAGATGCAGCAGCACTCTTTCTGATTCCGTCGAACACTAATAGGTAGTCGTTCTTTTCAGAGCCAGATGTAGTGCTAATTCCACCAGTGTTGGTTGAAGCGTTGTATGCACCCATAATGTTGTTTGCTAATGTGGATTCAGTGTCAGCGTTTAGGAACAAGTTTGCTTCGTTAAATGCTAAACGAGATGCTATGTCTTCACGTAGAACTGATAGTAGTCCTTCTACACCGTATGCTACTAGGTAGTTTCCGATTGGGATGTTTGCCATCATAGTCTTAAGTTCCAAACTGATTTCGTTTGTTGCTTGACGTGATTCAGTAGGTGTATCACCAGACTCGGTGTTTGTAAGAGTCTGTTGGTGAAAGTCAATACTGCCAGTTAGTTTTGGCACTTTCACAATTCTTCGGCTCATTGGCATGGCAGGGAGTAAACTTCTCATGAAGTTTCTCTCATAAACCAATTCAATGATTTCTTCGGCGGTCTCTGTCGGTAGGAATGTCGCACCAGTAGAGGAAGCCGCACCTGCTAGAGCAGCCTTCACTCTCTCTACGACATCCGTAAACTCAATTTCTTCTGTTGTCATATCTTTTCACTTCCTATTTTATTTGGGTTTCAGACCCCACTCCTGTCATCTAAACGTGCTGATAACCAGCCCGCTAAACCGACCATGCCCGGAGACACGTTTGGTTGGGGGTCGAACTTTGTTACACCAGTCTTTTTCTTTGGTGTTGTTTCATCAGCAACAAGCGACTTACGTGCCGCCTTTGCTTTTGGTACTGCGATAGGCAAGTCGCCTACCACATCTGCTAGTCTCTTGGAAACTTCTGCTTCAATTTCTGCTTCTTTCTCAGCAGCCGCTTTCTCTTCCATAAGAGATGAAATGGTTTGGTCTTTCTCCGCAAGTAATGTTTTCAGAGATTCTTGCTCATCTAACATTGCCGACATGTTGTTGACTGTTTGGTCCATGTCTGCTAATGCTTTTACAACTTGCATTAAAACTTCAACTGTTGAAGGTAAGTCAGATTTTTCTTCTAACTCTTCTTCTAACTCTTCTTCAAGGTCGTCTTCTGCTGCTTCTTCTTCAACCAATTCTTCGGTTGCTTCTTCTGCTGCTTCTTCTTCGACTTCCTCATCTTCTGCTTCATCCTCGGACTTTACTACTGTTTCTTCCACAGGCATAACTGTCTCGATAGGATTCTCTTCTGCGTCCTCAAGGATAGTTTTTTCCTCAAGTTCGTCGTCTGTTATCTCGATGTCCTCGGCGGTCATTGAACTATCGGATGACACAACGGGGGTATTAAGCAAATCGCTTGTGATACCTTTCTCTTCGAAAGCCTCTAGGGTTGCTTCAAGTATAGATAATCGGTCAACCAATGCCGATAGAATAGATTTCATGTCTTCATCATCTTCGTCATGATAACTTGCATCTTCCATATCTTCTGCCTTGCCGAATGTAAGATAGTAGTTGCTGTCATCTTCCTCGATAGCAACTATGTGTTTTTCTTCAACTTCGGTTTGTTTATTGTCGCAAGTGCAACTTGAACCGCCATCACATGACTTCTCTTCACTACGTAACACCGTAGCATGAACCTTTGGTTTAACCTCAAACTGAGAATATTTGTTTGAATCGTAAACTTCGTCGATGCTAAAATCGACATTTGCTATATCTGAACTAAGGAGCGACTTCTCTACGGAAAATAATGCACCGGGGGAAGCAGGTACATCAACAACCGAAGTTTCTAACCATTCAATATCTGTGAACTTCATGTAGCATGAATCTTCATCCTTACATTCTTTTACAGCCGCTTTAGCAATAAAGCCAATTGAGAATGCTCTCAACATACCTTTGCGAATCTTTCTAGTAATATCTTTCTCACCGTTATCAATACGTGCTACACCTATTGGTACAGAGACGGTTGTTCCATCTGGTTTCTTGAATGAACCCATTTGCACATCTTCCATAACACCAATGACACCGTATGTCTTAGAATGGTTGTATAATATAACTGGGTTCTTTCGATAGCCTTCCCATGCTTCTATGATTGCATCATTGTCTACCAATTCATTATGTCTATCTAGCATATCGTCGTCTCCGACATATACTGGTCCTTTGATTCGTACGTCAGAATCTTTGTCGTCGTGTGCTCCTTTCATAGTTACGAAAGGTGTCTCTACACGATAGAGAATTACCGCTTCGGATTCATCTCCTTCTAGTGAGTCAAAGAGCCTGTGGTCTCGAATCAGCGTTGCCGATAACGTGTCCATGTTTCAGTCGTAGGACACGTCATGGTTAATGAGTATTAACTTAAGCGTCGACCAACGGAACACCTGTTATTGGTGATGAACAAGTGGAGTAACACTCTCTACATATGAAAGTGTAATACATGGTGTTTGGTACTACCATAGATGGATTTCTTACTATGTTAAATTGGTTGCTGTTGCAGTTTGGTTCGTCGCATGTCATTACTGTCATGTATCGCGGTAGGGGTGTAGGTATATAACATTTACCCTATATCACTTACGAAGTCTTGCTTTCTCATCAGAGATTACTTTTCTCATATGTGAGAGACCTCTGCTACCAACCATTAACCATTTGACTTGAGCAATTACACCTGCAAGTCTGAAATCCTTGTAGTGCCTAGCCGACCATGCTTCTCTGAGACGGACGGCCTTCTCATCTGTTGGAGTCTTGGCTTCTCCCATTTGACTATGGACTTTTGATAATCGAGTAAATTGTGTATTACCTAGAATGTTCCCACCCCTTTTCCATATCTGAGGCCATTCCTCTTTCAACTTCTGAGCCTCGGCAAGAGGGAATTGGTCGTACTCAGAATTACGTAGGCTCACCTTCTTATCATCTCCCCTCTTTGGAAAATTAGTCTTAGGTGCTTTCTCTACTACCTGCTTACTCTTAGAAGATTGAGGATGCCCTGCGGGTAGTAAGTCGGTGTCATGCTTACCGCCTCTAAATCTACCATTGCGTAAAACATAGAGAAAAGAATTGACTCTAGCATAAGCCCATTGTTCAGCCGAAGTTACGGTTGGACGAACGCTGCCGGGATTTGTTTGATATGCACCAACACCTCGGTCAAACACGGCACTCAACGTACGGACGTTGGTTCTCTTACTTGCCACGTTTCCAACATCTGCGTTATGTTTCTCTGCTTTTTCTTTGAGAGTTTTCTTTACAGCAGCACTGGCTTTTTGCTCACCTTTTGTTTCTGGTTTCTTTATCTTACGGAGCATCTTAGTTCTAACTGCAACTCTTCTATCGGACCGAGTATAAGTTCCATCTTCGTTATTGATGTAAACTCTTACAATACCAACAGTCTCACTGGTAGATGCTTCGATTGTTTCAGTTCCACCACTTGAAGTAACAACTTGGTGTTTACCTGCATTATTTACAGACTCCAATGAACCAACATATCTTCCTTTTCTTGTAGCCCAACTTACAAAATCCCCTTTATTCATGGTAAATACACCTTCTTTATTGCTTTCTTAACTGCTTTATCTATTCCTTTACTACCAATGCCACTGCGTTTATTCTTCATAGCAACTGCGTCAACTGCGGGGCGTAGATACGGTCTAGGTGCGAATGGAGCATATTCGAATCGTCCAAACTCAACTACACTTGCGTATCTTACCTTTGTGTTACCGAATCTAACTTCCATTGCTCTCCTGTATTTTGATATTGCTCTCTTACTTCTTACCACTCTGCCAGAGTTTTTGAGAGCCGATGTCTGGACCGGGACTAATTGTTGAGCAATTCTAAGAATCTCCTTAGCAACCTTCTCCGTGTAAGGTTCGCTGAAACTTTCATTGATGGTTGCACCGAGATAATTGAAATCGTATGCTGCTTTGAAAAATGCATTGCCATCAACAGTTGCATACTTTGGCATTATTCCTCATTCTCCAATCCAAGTAAACGATATTCAAGAAGTTCGTCCATACCAAAGACTATGCCTTCTTCAACTAGAGTTTCTGCTGCTTCTTCAACTGATTCGGGTTCTTCCCCTTCTCCATCCTCAACCTTACCTTTGTTAATTGCTAGTTTAGGTGATAAGAAGAATGGGTCATTTGCTTCATCTTTATCAAGCAATGGCGCAAGTCCCAATACTTCTCTTGCTTCGTTGATACTGATTGCTGATTCTTGTCTTAGGTTAGCAATTGCTTGTGAGCGTAGACGGAATGTATCTGCTCTCTCTGCCTCACGGGATGGTCTAATAGTATTGAATTGTATTTTCCAGTCTGTTATCTCTAACAGGGGTAATAGTTTGTTATTGATAGCCGAAGATATTCTATGATGATACGACTCAACTACATCATACCATGCGTCTAGTTGTTGTTCTGGATTAGACATTTTACCTGTTTGAACCCATCCAAGTTTCATTGGTGGAATACCGAATACTGCACATATCTCTTCACGGTAGTAGTATAGTAAATCCAACTGTTGTCCTTCTTTAGTTGAATCAATAAGCCTGTGCATATTGAAACCCGAACCACCGTTGATTGCTACAAGTCCGAATGGTGATTTACCCGCTGTCAATTGTTGTTCTAGTAATCCTAGCATCGCTTTCATTTCTGAGTTGCTTATGTCTCCGACGTTAAGTATCGTCTTAGGTAAAGTTCCAGTAAACATCTCGTTTAGGTAATTGCTGAGATTCATTTGACCTGCAATTGTATTCAATAATGGTATCAATGGTGAAGTTCCGTAGCCTCGGCCTTGTTTGAACTTCGATATGTGAAGAATCTTATTTGAAGCGAACCTACGCTTCTCCTTTCTTATCTCTTGAATGTAAGCCATTTTTGGCGGTTCTGGTCTTTGATTGCCGGGCAATAATCTCATTGTTTCAGCAGGTACAGGCCATACACTTACTAAGTTGCCACCGTAAATCCAGTCCTCTCCATTGGGGGTACTTTCATCATCATCACCATCTAACTCAAGGTATGAGTCTCCGAATAGTGCTAAATCATACACTAAAGATTCTAACCATTCATCACCCATATCATCGGGGTTAGGTGTTCGGAAAAAGTCATGCAACCTTTGTAATTGTTCTTCATTGCCTTCTTCTATCCCAGACATAAGTTTGAACTCGTAACCATTGGCTAACACGTCATCTACGGTTCTTCGTAGAATGGCATTAACAACTTCAGATTTCAGAGAAATATCTCGCAGTAAATGATATGAAACAGTTGTGTTCGCTCCACTAGCCGCCGCTTTCTTTGCTGAGACTGTTGCTATTTTAGATAAAGATGCTAGACTTTTAGCGTCCCAAGGAACATCATTTCTTACGGATTTGACTTCTTTATTTTCTCTACGGCGAAAGAAATTAAAGCGTCTGCGTTCCTCTGCCATGTCGTACCCTCATAGGTGGTGGGTTTTTACGTTGTCGTATCGAGTTGTAATTCTTTTACTTTACAACAAACGCAATGTTCGTCATGCGGCAAACTCAACTGAGCGCAAGTATTCACTGGACCATTCAAGCAATATTTGAACTCAGTCTTTGTTGGCATCTTCTTTCTTCTCTTTTGCCTCTTCGATGATTTCTTCTACATCTTCTTTGGCTTGTTCCACTTTCTCAACGCCTTCTTCTACTGCATCTAGGACTTCTCCTAAATCCAATTTGCCGTCAGCCATTAGAGTCTGATACTTACGTAGACCCCAGATAGCAAGTGGTATTAGAACTGCTACAACTGCTAAACCCATTAGTAAATCGTCAGTAGTCAGTCCTTCTAGCATGAACAAAGGGGGGATGACATCGTTAATAACGATTACTCGGTCTTCTTAGTGGTCTTTTTTGCCACTGGTTTTGCGTCTGCTGCTTTTGCCCCAGTCGCTATCGAGTTAGTTCCAGTTACACCGAATGCTTCCATGTTTAGTTCGTGTGCTTTAGCCATTCTCTCCATTTCTAAATCGTGTTCTAGTTTTACTTGCTCTAGTAAACGCACGTGTGCTTTCTCTGCTTCTGCTGAATCAACTTCACTTTGTAGTTGGTCTGGTAGAATGTTTATCTTTGCTCCTTCTTTACCTTTGAATAAGTCAAGAACAGATGTAATAATAAGAAGTGCTGGACCACCTAATAGACCAATGACTGTTAGTTGTGAATCTGAAATCTCACGTTGTTCTACTATACTAAAGTAAGACGCTGTTGCGGCTATAACTACCCATGCCAAGACAACACCCATACCGAATGTTAGCATAAGTTTCTCATTAGGATTCGACATTCGCATTGCCATCGGTCTATATGAGTGAAAGAGGCGGTATTTGACGGTAGTTGTGAAAAAGTATATAAGCCGCCATCCCATATAGGTAGTGGTTGTGAATAGGGCGGCGAGCATAATCAACAAAGATAGTGTTCCTAATGCTATCATTTCCAGAGCCTCGACCATAGAAAATTAAGAGCATGGTTAAGCATTTGCGTAGCCGACATTATACCGAAGCAAAGCATGACAACAAAGACACCCATTCCACATGCTGAAATTAAATCGTTTATTGTCATATCACATCAACATAGGTATGCCAGAAGAAGCAACTATCGCAGCAAGTAGATACATGCCATATCTCTTAAGCAAGTCCTTTATTTCTTTAACGAATCCTTCTACACTTGTTAACCGTTGGTCGATTGATTGTACTTCTAATTTCATAGAAGCCATGTCTTTCTCAACATGATGAAGATGATTGTCTCTGATTGTTCTAACATCTTCTACTAAGACCTTAATCAATTCAGATTGGTCATCCATGTCGATAGCCCTATACTATCTAGTTAATGACGATTAACCCCCGAATACTCTTATCTCTGGCATCCCTATGTCCTCTACTAACTCTGCTGCAAGCCTAGCATATAGTAAAGCGTGGAATGCGTGGTCGTCTCCGTCTCGTCCATATTTTGTAAGTTTTTGACCTCGCACTGGGCGAGTATCTTTCTCATCTTTTTCTGCTGATGAATTGAGAGAACACCATTCATGTAGAACCCATTCAAATGAAGTATCTGCGTAGGGTAAGTGGACCTCATTATTTTTGATTGCCTCAATCGTTTCTTCGACGTAAGTTGTTCTATCAACAACTAACATATAGATTAGATTTCGATTATTGTCTCGCCTCTTGTATTCAAAGGGAGTCATTGGCCGAGATGAGTAATAACAAGACCGTACACGCTCACCAAACTCTGCCTGTAGTTCTTTGACCTGCCTCGCTCCATATCCTATATCTGCGACCACTTGCGTACAGTTGTAGCGTAGCATTAGGTCTTTGATGACCGCTACCTCATCGAACTCATTGTCAGCCTTAGAATCGAGTTTTAGACAATTCAGAATCGTGCCGTCTTTCTTCATGATAACAACTGTTGTTTCATTACCCCAGTCCACACCCATAACAGATTCTTCTGGCGGTGTTAATCCTTTCAGATTCTTTTCGAGTTCTGGCCGGGCCGCTTGTAAAACGACATCGAATGTAAGGGGCTTCGTAGAACCTGCGAAGAACTCACCCAGAACCTCGTTCGCAAATCTTCGGGGAGTGTAGGTGTCTCGTTTGTATTCTATTTCTTCGGGGTCAATATCGGGATGCATCTTTTGACTGATATGATAGCCAATAATATCTGATTCTCCATGAACCCACTTCTCACCATCCCACTCACCTTTAGTTGATTTCTCCCATAGTTTCCAAAACTCTGAACCCTGCTCACGGGCAGTTCCACTTACTACAACCCACTTATATTCAGATTGAGCAAGCATCTCAATTAGCATTGGCAAAACGTCAGCGTCAGAGTCTTGGTATTCGTCCACGCAACATAGGTCAGCCTCAACACCAAGCAACGCATGTGCGTCGCCCCAGTTAGAGTAAGCATAGAAATGATTCAGAGAACGTGCTCCAACATCAAATGTTTGATGACTTACAGATTGTTTTACTCTCGACTTCATTAGACAACCATTATTGATTGACGACATTAACGCCCCATTGAACCTCTCATCTACGAATCTCGTTACTTGTGGTTGTCTAGGTGCGGTATAGACTGCGTTGAAGTATGGTATGTTCATCAGTCCATACATTAAGAGATTACAAATCGTTTCAGTTTTCTCAACCTTACGACTACACTTTAGAACTATCATTTTTGTTTTTCTTGATTTCTGAGTTGCACCAAAGTGTCGGTATATCTCAATTAGATATGGTCGCTCATGTAACATGAATGCCTTACCATCTATGGTTCGGAAATACTGAGACCAACGGTCTGGATAGAGAGCAATATCCCTAGCCTGTTCGGGGGTCAATTGGCCGCCCGTATGTTCGTCCATGTGGGGTCAGACCCCAACATGGCACTTAACGGTTCTAAGCCCTCTGTATGGTGCTGTGTTGGTCTACCCAGTCCTCGGCAGTCCTTCGGTCAGAGAAGGTCATAATGACTCCACCAGTGTCGTTGTCAACTACGTTCCATTCGCCGCCAATTGTTTCAAGAATGTCAGCATTTACTTTTTCGTACTGTGCTTCTTGAACTACCCTTGCTGTTTTGGTAGACCAAGGCAAACCCCAGTTCTTCGCACATGTTGGTCCGTAGCCGTGAGCGGTACTCTCTTCGGTTTTCAAAGCCTTGTGGCAGAAGCAGCAGTTTCCAGTTTTTGCACCGTAGTCTCTAGCCGCATTTACTGGGTCGTTGTTTAACAATGTAAGGAACTTGGTAAACAAAGCCTCGTCATTTTCGCTAGTTGAGCGAGCAAAAGTTAGTCCACCCTGCGGTGAAACTTTTCCAATGTAGTCCTCGTCCATAGTACGGATTGCTTTCAGATAAATGCTGCCGGGATTTCTGCCACTAGCAGGGGCTAAGGAAATACATAGGTCAGTGTAAGCAGATACAGAGAAAGTTACTTTTGGATATTTGAGTTTCTCACCTGCTCGACTTAGTAAAGCGACCATAGGAGCGTAAGGACCTTCGACTATTGGCTGTGGACTAGAATAGTCGTGGATTCTTTGAAGAATGTTGAGTTGCTTTGGAGACATTCTTCGTCCCTTGTCTAGTTGCTCTTGACAAGATGAGACAAAGGATTTCTCCCAGTCATTCTTGGCGTTCTCGGTTGCTTTCTTGATTAGAACTGTGGTTTCCATTGTTGCGTTCATGTTATACCGTAGGGGCTAGGGGTATATAACAATTTAGTGCTAGGGGTTTTAGTTTTGTGATTCTTTAATTAACCTTCGAAACACTGCGCCCGGAGATTCGCCAAATTGTTTTTTCATTCGGTCGAGATAAGCAATTTCAGTTTCTCCAACGATTACAGAGATGGTCTTACGGACTTGCTTAGGTTCGATAACGTCGGGGTCTTCAACTGCTTGATTCAAGTTAATTGAATAACCCAATTTGACACGCGGATTCCCATGATGGTTGATACCGTTCTTACTCAAGATTACGCTCTCGATACCATTACCTTCTTCACGTGCCAATTTCTTCAAGTCAAAGGTAAGTTGTCTAGCACTTCTTTGCATGTGATGTGGCAGATTTGGGTCGGCGTTATAGCGTTCTGCTATTTCGCTACTTGTAAGTACGTCATGTCCTTGTTTCTTAGCGTTCATTAATGCTTTTTTTATTAGTTGCTTTTGTTTATTTTTTAACTTCATTCATTCACCTCTATTTTTCCATTTCTGCAATGAGGACATTGTACTGTCTCTACTTTACAGTGAGCGGGAGTTGTTAGTATAACACGACCATTACATACCTTGCACCTGCGTTCCTTGTGATAGAAACCGATTGGTGGTGCTCCACTTACATTGATAGTAATGGGGCTTCTCATGTCCTTCCATGATGGTATAAACTCTGATGCATGAGTTGGTTTTGGTATTTCACTAGATGTACTATATTCGTTCACAATTTCGCCCCAAGTCCAAGGGTCGGTGTCTGCTGTATAAATACTGCGTAATGAACCATGAAAGCGTACTTTCTTCTCCATGTCCTTTTCTTTATACGTACCGTCTAGCATTTCAATTTCTTCTTCCTCGTCTCTTTCAAACTGTTTATTGAATGAAAAGATTAGTGAGTCTGCTACCACTGCACCACCGTCTTTCAGAGTGTATGGTTTTGCTTTGTCAACGGAAGCCATACCAACACAAAGTCCGTAGAACATTTTCAACCTACGTGCATATGACCTAGCCGATGCTGAACCTAGCGCACTTGATTTGGCTAGGTTTCTACATGGTAAGATATTACGCTCCGTAGATAGTTCGTCTGCGAGAATAGGTGCTAAGTTTGCATATTGATACTCGTTTATTGTATAGATTGTTTTTCCACCTTGATATTCTCTCTCACCTTTGAATATTGTTAGTCCTGTTTTCTCAACGTCAAAATATTTTGAAAACGCCATTCCATGTTGACTGGAAAACTCATTTCCCATGTTAACAAGTTCACGACGGAAGTTAAGGCCATACTTCCAAGGACTAGGTACGTCTGAAGAGTCTCGCACTGGCAATGCTCTCAAACAAAAGAAACCGAGAAGTCGATGACAAAACAAAAAGTGAGTCTTTGAAACTGTGATTGGAAATATATTTGGGTCTGATATTGCCGATAGTAAGTCTTTCGTTAATTGATGTTGGTCATGATTCCAAGTATAGTCTATTGTAGTCCAGTAAGGTGTATAACTGTCGTATGGTTGTTGAACCATTTCTTGACTAAAGTATTGAGATACCATGTCTCCATTGTCGTCCATTGGTACAACTCTCCAAGGGTTTATTTCCATTGTTTTTTCTGCTCCAGAGTTTGATAGCCAGTCGTCATTTCCTTTTGTATTTGTTATACCCTCTGCCAAATACCTAGATGATGGCGTATTAAATGTATAGAGATAAGAAGTGTCCTCGCAGTAAAGTAAAGACTCAACCATGTGATTACCAAGATGAGAGCATTGGTTGAATTGAGTAAACCACGAAAAGAGTATTGTCTGAGCCTCGACTATGTTCATTATGTCGTCTCTACCTTTCCTCTCATTGAGGACTTTAACAGCCCTCTTAGACTGCACAAGATTGTGTTTATGATGTATGGTGTGATTCTCTTCCATAGCATGTAACGCTTTCATGTATTCAAGTCCTAATTTCTCAATTCCACGTGCCTTTTTATTTGGTGTTCTTTCACCAAAAATGTCATGAATAGTTTCATTGACTTTATGAGCATACATTTTGTCAGATAACGAAGAAGCAACACCCCAACGACTCAAAGGTGCAGATGGCATACCGTTCAACTTTGTATAACCATGAGGAAGGAAATACTCGTTGAACAGTGGTATGTTTGCCTCTTGAGAAGCAACTAACATTGAATGAAACAACGTCCCTAGGTAGGAAGTTTGCCCGCTCCCTTCATGGCTAGGATGCCACCCTTTCGGCGGTGCTTTCATTGAACCACCCTGTTTCTTCTAACTCGGTCTAGCATGTCCTCAATTAAGTGAAGTCCTTTGTCAGTAATTTCTGTTAGGTTGTTTACAGATAGATGGTGTTCGTAGTATTGATGAACAGGAGAACCGCAGATTCCTAGAGCGAATAATTCAACGCCTCTTGGTGGATTTGCTGCTACAATTTTCAAGTCCTCTGCAACAGAACGTCCACTCGGAGATGGACCAGCAGGTGCTCCGTCAGAGATTGTAAAGACCATGTTTGCTGCAACGTCGGAAGGCATTTCAGCCAGTCTGTTGTAACACCAATTTACTGCTCTACCGTCAGAGTTTTCTGAGCCAGTTGAAGGCAATGCGATAGCCGCTTTAGAACGGTCAGTTAGTGGTGTGTTGTATAGTTTGTTTACTGCAATTTGAGTACCGCCTTGTGTGCCATATGAATACTCTGATGAGAAGTCAACTACTTCACAGTTGAAGCCTAGTCTGTGGAATACTTCATGGAATATGATTGAAGCATTTGCAGCGTAGTGAGCATTGGATTTACCGTTTAGGTTAACTCGGTTTGAATGGCCGCCCATTGAACCGGATGCGTCCACTAGAATGATTACGTTTGCAGTTGGGTCGTCTTGTACGTTTCTCTTCTTGAATAGATTGCGAGATTGACCGTAGCGAGATAGTCTGCGAGTGTCGAGTTTTCCTCTGCGTAGTTGAGTGTTCCAACGTGTGTCTAAGCCCGCTAATTTTCTCTCGTATAATTCTACTAGAGTTGCGATAGTGTCCTCGTATGTTGACACTGTATTGTCGTAGTGTTCTGATGCTTGGTCGATGTTTGAAGCAGTTCCCTCGACTCTGTAGTCGAGATGACCCTCTCTTGTATTGAAGAAGTCAGTTACTTTGATGAAATGTCCGAACTCGTCATTGCCGCCAACAACTTCGTCAAGTCCTTCGTATGCTAATGTCAATTCTTCGTTGAAGTCTGCTTCGTCGTTCAGAGATACTAAGTCGTCAGTCTCGACACATTCCAATGCTTCTCTAATGATAGTGTCCATGTCAACCATTTCACCGTTGCTTGTGATAATGGTATTTGCACCGATGCCGCCATACCCTGCAAGTCCGTCTTTGTCTTTGCTAGTGTCCATTCGGTCTCCGTCCACTTCTTCTTCTGAATAGTCGTCTAGTGCTTCGCCCAATTCAGACTCGCCCATTTCGCCTTCGCCTTCGCCTCTCCCAGTTGATTCAGATTCACCCTCTGAGTCGCCCTCTGAGTCGCCCTCTGAGCCTTCTTCTGATACTGATGCACCTTCACCCTCTACTGCCGCTGCTGCCGCTTCTGTAGCGTCTTCTTTGCTAGGCATTTCCATGTCGTCAAACCTTACTGGACTAACTGTTTCTACTATGTCTCCACTGGTTGCTTGATTGGCTGCTGCCTCTTGTACGTCATGCTCAGAATGTTGGTCAATAGATTCGTCAGAACCCTCAGAGTTTTCTGCTACTGGGAAGTGCTCACGTAGTTTCTTTACAACTCTCTTTGCTTGGCGGATAACTTCGGTTGTGTTTGGTTGCTTGACTGCATTCTGATACAAAGGACGTACGTCGTCAATGCAAGCAACTACTGATTCCTCGGTGAACCAATGAGGTGTGTTTGAGATAGTCTCGCACATGATTGCTGTCATGACTGCTGATAGTTTGTCGTCGTCTGATTCAATAGTCTTAGAAGCCCAGTGAGCCTTGTGTTGTTGTGTGTAGTAGTGGTTGGTCAAAGCAACTCTCTTGCCACTACCTGCAAAGTCTTGTGAAAGTAAATGGTTGATTCTTGTGTCTTCTAAGATGTTAACCATGTGCGGCGTTAGTGAGTCTTCTTTACCCTTTCTTACGTCTTGGTTTAGATTATGCCAAACTGTAAAGTCAGTGTAGCGTAGATGCCCTGCTGCTTCGTGGGCTAGGATTGCTTCTTGAGCAATTAGATTCATTGCTTCGTCGCCCTCAACTGCTTGTTGTGGCAACCATATTTTCTTGCCGTCAGTACATGCTCTACCATATGGGTCTAAGATAACTTGAGTTGCTGCTGCACCACCTTGTCCGTATTCACCGGATAGGATTCTAGCGACTTGCGCTAACCTTCTTTGCCTTGCTCTAACTCTGAATTGCTTGTCGCTTGCCTTGCCTGTTATTTCTGCCATTGGGTTTGTCATACTCATGTTGCTCAGACCTCGCGACTACGCTTGCCTATATGAATGCTTGCCTTTAGAGATTACAGAAGTGTATGGAACTTTACGATAGTTATGGGTTCTACTTCGTAGCAATTTGATATTGTCCCATGATACCATACTAAGGTCATCCGTAGTCCAAGCCTTTGAATGTAAGAGATGTGATTCATTCACAATATTTGGATTCTCTTCATTGTATAATGCACCTTTCAAAACTGCAATTGGATGAACGGTTTGAGAAGGATGATGAAGTCCTGTAAGGATAGCCTTAGTTACATTAGGTTCAACTACACCCGAAGTTATACACCCAGTTCCAAATGAGAGTAATTCATTCTTAGCAGTGAGCCAAGATTTACATGTAGTTGAGATTGATTCAATAGCGGTTTCGCTACGCTCTAATCCGAGATGATGTGATAGGTTTCTAAGGTACTCAGATAATTGTTCTTTAGTCGGTGCATGATGATATGTATGCGTTGCCTGTTTACGGATGTTCCAAGGCACTGATTCTATGTGTTGGACTTCTATTACCATTCTAGGCGGCGAAGCCTTGAGAACGTCTGTAATGACCTTCCATTCAGACTTCTTGTAATACTCTGCTTCTAACAAAGCGATTCGACCTTTACCTAAGAAAGATGGATGCCTAGCATCAGATAAAATTGACTTTGGATTATCACCAGTTACAACTTCTAATCCTTCGGCCTTGCTTTCGCTAAGGATGGTCGTAGTTTTTCCAGACCCAACTGGACCAGAAATAATTCGAAGATTATTCATAGTCAGAGATTTTCCTTTGAAGTCGGTCAACGATTGCTTGTCCCATTTTCTTATCATGAGTTTCTAGTAAAGTGTCAACAACTCTTTCGAGATATGATACCTTCTGATTCAATTGTTCTATTGTCTTTTCTAATGCTTCTATTTGCCTCTGCATATTTACCATTACAAATCACACCTTTATGAATATTAAAGTCTTAGAGAAGTGGGGTGGGAGCGGGTTGGAATGCAACCAAACATAACAGAGGGTTCAGTGAAGAACCCGCCCCCGTTTCACTTCGCCCTCAGTAGTCAGATAACCTCGCTCTTGCAGTCATTTTAACTGTCTCGATTTCTCTAGGTGTGAACTTGCCAATGAATGATTCATTGACTGCCTCAGAGATTGAGAAGCCGTCTCTTAAGTCCATTAGTATGTGGATTAAAGACCTTGTAGATACGTCGCTTGTAATACCCTTACGGTTCTCTTTTAGAGAGCGTAGGTCGTTTGCTAAGTTAACGATTTCAGTAGCAACTCTGTTGTTCATGAAACCACTCTGAGACTGGATTACAGAAGTCTCTTGTGCAGCAGGTAGGTAGCCAAATTGTAGAGAGCGTGAGAAGCGATTTCTGAACGCTTCGTTCTGCTCATTTGTACCCGCATAGCCGGGATTGTACGTTCCTACTACCATAAAGCCCTCTTTTGCTTTGACGACTCTGTTGTTGTCGTCCGGTAGAACTAGATAACCACTGTCCATTGCTGAGAACATTGCTATTTGTGTGTTGTCTCTCATAGCGTTTATTTCGTCGCAGATAAGGATAGTACCGTTCTCCATAGCCTCGACTAAGATACCGTCGATGTAGCGTGTGCTACCGTTGTCTAGGTCGATTCTACCAAGTAATGTTTCTTCACTAACACCGTCAGACATATTGATTCTGATAGCAGGGATTTGCATGTGAGCACAGAACTCTCTAGCCATTAGTGATTTACCACAGCCAGTTGGACCGAATGCTGCTACGTGAGCATTTACAGTGTCTCCGCCCAATGAACGACGTAGCATTGCTGCTAGATGTCTAAACTCATTACGGTCAGATTCTACGAAGCCCTGTATAGTAGGGATTTGTTCTGCTAGATGTGTAGGCCAGTCGCTAACGTGCTTTCTTGCTATACCATAGAAAGTTCCATGTGGAGCGTCAGCGTCATTCACAGTTTCGGCTACCATTGCAGGGTTTATACCGATTCCCGATAGGTCTCCGTTCTCTAGTTTTTCAGCCAGTTCTCCTAGCCATATTTGTTTGGTGTTACCGATAGTTACTCTTTCTACCCCTGCCGATGCCATTCTGTTTCTTGTAAAACAATTTGATTTGAGGCTCGCTAATGATGGTGCTTGTTCTTCACCTACATTTGCGACGATAATGTCTCGTACCGCCTCTAAGAAGATAGATTCCTCTACCTTACCACCGTGTCTCTCGCATGCTTCTCTCATAGCCAATTGTGTGCTGTTTCGTGCCATATTTCTCATTCCTTTTTTTCGTTTTGTATTCCCCCGTGTTTGGTTCGGGGCAGACTGTCCTAGAAGATTCCACCTTTAAGGGTTTCGATGTATAGTCTTCTTATCCTTTATCTTTCTACAACATTTACCACAAGTCTGTAGTTTTATTTCTCTAGCAGTGAAAGAAACGTATCTCTTCTCTTGTTTACACTCTTTACAAAAATATGTACGACCACCAACGTCTTTTCTAGCAGCCATACAACTCAAGTACAAACCACACCCTATTAAAGAGTGATATATTAGTTGTATTTCATCATCATGTAAGTAGAAATATTTCTCTTCTTGAATTGTTGTCTCGCCCTAGTATTTTCAAAGACAAGTATCTTCTTTGGATTGTACCATAGTTGATTGTGTTCTCTAGTTCCAGATTTTACATTGAAGTGTTTGCCTATCAACGTAGCCGCTTTACTTGCTACTAGGTACGGAAGAATAGGTCCAATATCTCGGTCAGGATAATTCGGCCAACAAGCATTCAATATTCTAAGACTAGCCTCTTTTACAGTCGGGGCTGAGATTGCTTGAACAACAATTGCATTTATTTCATGTTGAAACGCTTCTGTTTCTTTCTTGGCTTCTTCATGTATCATATCTTTGAAGTGATTGTACGTACCGTAGTTATCTAAGAGTATTCTTCTTGCTTCGTGATGAGTAAACCCACACTTGATTCTCAAGGTTCTATACATATCTCTTTTCCAAGTCTCTTTCACTCGAACCACTTCTCAAAACTTTCTGTACCCGTTCTATTAATTGCCTTATCCCAAGATGTATTCAATGCACCTAGTATTCCTATGAAAGAGTTAGACTCTCCGATATACTTGTCTAGGCTCGCTTTCCTATCGACTACTATACCAAAGTCATCGGGGTTCTCTCCCCATTCAACTGCTACCCATCTGTTTTCGGGTAGTGGGTGTTCAGACTTCTTTGCTAAGTATAGACATGGTTTGTCTCCTAAGTCAAACTCTGTTCCTAGATATTTGTTCGACCACATCGAAGCCTTGTATGCTTGAGTTCCGACTTTCTTCATACCCGAAGGCTTTCCGTAGTTAGCACTAGGCGTTTCACCAGAGTTCAGAAGTTTGTCATACCAGAGACGAAGTAATTCATTCAACGCAGTTGCGTCGCCACCGTCCAAGATGCAAGCGAAGATTGCTTTTTGAATATCTTTCACAACTTGCGGTGTTGAAGAACGGCGAATCTCAACGCCTCTGAAACCATAGTTGCCGTCAAAGTCAACGTAGGCATATCTTTTCTTTACTCCCCATTGGAAATATCGAGCGTAGTACGCATCGGGTTTGATTCTGAAAAACTCATTTTTATCTACATTCAAAGTTTCTTTTACGAAGTCGTCGAATGAATCGTTTAGTTCCTCACAGAGTATTTCGGCAAACTTCTCTACGTCGCTGCGTAGAACGGGTCTCACCTTTCTGAGTTCAGCCAGATTTTTGATTGCACATTTACAAGAATCTGTATCTTGATATAGAACATCGAAGTGAACCTCGATACCTTCCCAATCTAATACTCTCTCTTGGATGTAATGTTTATTCCAATCATTATGCATTCTAGCAACTTCGGTAATATCAGAACCGATTTCTGGGTCGGCTAGTCTGAAAGGTCGTCTCTTTGTCTTCTCCGTTTTACCACTTCCTAATACACCATACCATGAGTTCATATTTTCCTTCATAACTCTCTGGCGACGGTCAAGTGATTGATACTCTTCACTACCATACTCAACGTACTTCATTGCACCTCTTGTTTCTTCTCTAGTTTGAGCCAGTGTTCTGAGAACCCTCGGCATGATACCTTCTGTATCTCTTCGATAGTATCTACCACTAGGGGTTATTGTAACTGGGAATGGAAACCCATCGGGATAATCTTCTTTGTTTACTTTGGTGTCCGGTGAGAAGTTGCCAGTAATCATAGCCGATGGATATTCCATCGAGTTGTCGACTTCAAACGCACATTCGTAAACTCCAGTTGGTGCATCCATAACGAACCCACCTGCTTCGATACCCCCTTCTATCTTAGAGGCGGTCAGAGATGCACTAGGCATGACTATATTCTCATCCATCAATAGATGACCCATCATATCTTCTACGAGCAACATATTACTATGGCTATGTTGAAGTGTTGAGTTGTGATAAGCAGTCTTGGTAATATAGAAAGGAAGTAGATTCAATTCAGACATACATCTTGCTGCACATACATTATCCCATGCGTTGTAAACACATAACATAACTGGGTCTTTCACCATAAGGTCAGTGATTCTAGTTCTAGGCACTTTACCGTACCCTAGAGTCTCCCCTGCCATCCAAGATAGACTAGCCGCTCCAGTAGTAGCCGCCGCACCTTGCACTTGTTCAGCGTAGGCAATCTTCGTATCAAAGAATGGCATGTATTTGATGTATCTCATATTTGGAAAAGTGTGTTCTACCGAAGGAGTTTTCGAGCGATTATTTTTCTCATTCATCACACGGCATCTATTGATAACGTAAGGATGGTCGTAGCCAATTATGTTCTGTCCGGCAAGTGCGTCTGGGTCATAATGCTTGATTCGATTATTGAACCACCAAAGTAAAGCCGCTTCTCTTTCATCCTCATCTTCTTGGTCGAAACATTTGACAACTATCTTATCGGGGTCAAGTGGTGGGATTGGATTCGTATGTTCGACAACTGATTCAAGGGCTTCTTGAGATGCAAGAAACTTCTTCACCATTCGAGTTGAACATGGAACAGTTGTTCCTATCTCATGTATGTCCGTAGCCTCATCATAAATAGCGATAGAAACTATTCTTTCTGGAGCGTTTTCCATATCTAAAGAATCGGCTGTTTCAATATCGTAGTATAGTAAGTCGATAGTAAAGTCATCAACTTCTTTATCAGATGGTTTAATCTTGTCATGAGAACAAACATAAGACCCATCCTCTGCCTTTGTCATAGAACCGAGTGGAACTCTAACAACTGCTGTCCATCCGTAAATCCATCTAACAAGTGAACCCCACTTCGCATCTGCACAATAGTGAGGGAAGAAATGGTCTCTTACTTCTCGAATCTCGGATGGTTTCTGGACCTGTACTTCCCAGAGTTGTTTTCCTTCTATGCTACGCTTATCCGTAGCAAGTATTTCCAAAGGCGTTTTAACAAGTTCAGAATCGTAGTCTGAAACTTCAGTCCAAAACTTAGGTTGGCAATCAATTACTTTGATGATTATTGTTTCACCTTCGAGATTCTTCGCACGAATCTCCGTCCACCATTTAGTCGGCTTCTCTATTGCTCTCACCGAGACGATGAGTAAGTCATTCCAAATCATTCTTCTTCATCCAGTTTACGTAAGATTTGCGCTGATAGATAAATAACAAGGTCGAGGATTTCTTCTAGTCCCATTTCAGTCCATGAGTTCTTTTTAGTTCCGTACTGTTTGGTATCATCATCTATTCTCATACCATGACCGTATCTCTCTTGGCCTACTTTCATTCTCTCTTTTATTATCTCAAGTATTCTTTGATTGTCGTCCTCAAACTCTGCGGTCATAATACACACCAGTATTCCCATCTTTATAACATGTTATCTATTATATTCTTCAATAAAGTCTTGAAGCCATTGGTAAATGTATTGTTTCACCCACCAAAGAGAGGGCATTACTATAATAAAACCCAACAATACTGTACCCAAGAATTGCTCAATGCTCAAAGTCTATCACTGTCCTATCTCCACGACAAATGATATGGTCTCCATCAGATTCTACAACGGCGATTCCACCGTATGCGTCATCATCAACTGCTGCAATTAAAGTACCAATTCTAATTACATCATCGGGATAATTAAACAGTGTTACTTTTACCTTGTTGCCTATCATACTTCTCATCCAAACTGCCATATACTCACATCGTTAAATTACGCACAAAACACTTCAACGCTAGTGCGGGGTCTTGACTTACAGAGACATGGTGTAAAGCAGTTCCGATTTGTGTCAGAATCTTATGACGCAGTTTGTCTGGCATTTTCTCTTCTATCGTGGTGAGTTTGTATATTGAATGAAGAATATCTGAGGGCATCATTCCTTGTGATATTAGATTGTCAATGTCTTTGTCTATCTTTCTATAAGCATCGAGTGTTTTCGCTTTGGCAATCGAAGTAAGAATCTTCTTTGCTTCTTTTGGTTTTATTGTTTGAACAATATCTTCAACATCTTCGATTACGATTTCTCCGGGGACGAGACAAATTATCTGGAGTAAGTTAACGCACGTCCTTAGTGAACCGTTGCTCGATTGTATCGTACGCTGAAGTGCCTCTTCGGTAAACTCACATTTTGTTTTCTTCGCATATGATAAAATGAAGTTGCTCATTGTTTCATCATCAATTGGTTTGAACCGAGATGTTGAGAATGCACATCTATCTTGAATAGGTTGTATTATCTTATGAGGGTAATTACATGAGATAATGAATATTGTTTTGGAATACTTTTCCATTATTCTACGTAGAGCCGCTTGAGCATCGGGAGTGAGATTATCAGCCTCATCAAGAAAGACCACATTGAATGGAATTGGTTTTTCTTCTCCATCAACAGTGTAACTGCCGATTACGCCTCGGCTCGCAAACTCTTTGACTTTCGTTCTGATAACGGAGATGCTTCGCTCATCACTAGCGTTCAGTTCTAACCAGTTCTCCTTCCAACTTTCACCAAACGCTGTTCGCATTAATGCAATAGCAGTCGAAGTTTTACCGACACCCGCTGGACCTGCGAACATCATATGAGGCCAATTGAAATTATTCGATTCAACCATTTGGTTGAGTCTCTTTACTATGTGGTCTTGACCTAGGACATCGTTCAGAATGTTTGGTCTTATTTCATCCGAAATAGGCATGGAAACTTAGAGGGGAAACCCACCTTAATAAAAGGTGAAATATTATCTCCAGTCTCTTGACCCACCATTGGTATTATATTCTGGTTTGTCAATTAAGTCTTGATGTAATTCAACTAGACCCCAAGTTATTGTTGAATGACCCTTCAATGTTTGTTGCCTGTCGTTAATGTGCATGAACCGCTCGTCTCTACGTAGTAGATTAGATAGTTGATTTGTAGTTGGAAACAACCTCGGTCTTGTACCCGCTTTTGTTCGGACACCTTCTGTAATTTTCATTGCAGTTGATGGACCATGTTGTTCCAAGTAGTCATACACTCTTTGTATGTTAACTCGATGTTTTCTATTTCGTGGTTTTGGTTTTTGATTCTCTGTCATAATAATCCCTTTCTTTTTCGCTCTGCTTTTTTCCACGCTAAATAACACTTACCACAACGGTTGTCCATTCGGCCAGACTTTACGTCGACCGAATTGGTGTTGTACGTGTTTATTATTTTGCGGCAGTCTTGACAAGTGAGGTGTCTCATTGACCCTCTGCGTCGCTTAGTTGACTTTGAATGTGTTGGGAGATAACGTGCGTAAACTCTTCTACTTCGATAGCACCTACCGAATAGTCTAGTACAACGTCTGTTTCTTCTTCACCCATTAATGGCGTTGGTTTGAAAACAATTATGTCTGTTTCATTCGTGTTCGCCATTAACCATTCAACCATAGACTTGGAAGTCCAATAGGTTACACCGTCTGCGTTTATTTCTTCTATTTCGTTTGTCATAGTATCGACACCGCCCTAAGCGAACGGGTCTCTCTTGATTTCAGCCATACGTGCTTCTCTTTCTGCACGACGGGAGTTTCTCAAGTCAGTTGCTTCTTTTCTTACAAGATACTTTTCCCACGCTTGCTTGCCCCAGTCGACCGAGTTTTCAACAATGATGTCAATGAGTGGGTCGGAAGGGTTGTCGATGAATATACGCCAGTCGAAGCCTCGGTGTGTATATTTCACGTCGTCCACGTAGTTACCTGCGTCTTTTACTATGTCCTTTATTTCTTGGAACACCACGTCTTTCACCCATATGCTTGCAGGTGTACCTAGCCCGCCATAAATGGCTGCGACGTTTTGGTGGCTTTCTTCGTTCATGCGTATTGCCATGTATTTGACTGCTCCCGCACTTCTTTCAAGTGTGGTGCAACCGTTGGCTCTGAAAGCCTCGGCAATGTGTTGTTGTGTTTTCTCTTTTAGGGAAGCGTCTGTTTCGCTCATGTTAACTCGGTGATTCCCCACCTATATGAAATGTATAGTCTTGCGACCAATTGCCATTATTGTGTTCAATGCAACATTTTCTGCACGCAGACATGCTAGAAGGCCGTTTTTTACGCCTTATAGTTCGATTACAGTTCTTACAAGTCAGAATGTATTCTCCATCGGATTCATTCAGAGATGATGAGAAAAAAATTGTTTCTTCTTTGTAAATATCAAAGTATTTCCATTCCTTCTCACACTTCTCGAATACTTCATCATGTGCGTGCTCTGGACCGACTACCCAGTGGACAAGTTCGTGGTGAATGAGACCCTTCAATAGAATAGGGTTGTCCCATTCGAAAGCACGTGGATGTAAATGAATAGTTGACCGACCGCCGTAAGGTGGTGTTTCAATTCGTGCTTGAATAACTTGATTGTCAGCGTCGAGATAAACCCAATCAAACTCCATAGGATTGACAGGCGTTCGCCAGTCCCGTTCATTCACTATCTGATAAAAGAGTGAATGAACACTATCCATGTCTTTATTGTTTAATCTGCCGTGATACATATTTTGTCTTTCCTTCTGAAAACCTTGAACGCAAGATTCGGGTTCATTATAATCAGAGATTGAATCAACATCCCTACTTCCTTCGGGCTTCCCGTTACGTCCATCTCCCATATCTTATCTCCGTCCATGTCCTATGTCAGACAAGATAGGGTTTTTGACCGCACCTATTTAGAGTGCTGTAAATGATATTATTTCACAACGAATGGATAACGTCTACCCGCCCTACGTTCAGTCTTGACATTTGTCAAGTTTTTCTTTATGTTTTTTGGATGTTTCATGTGGTTCACCCTCATGTAGTCTAGCATGACTCTAAGTTCGTGCTTCGCTTCTGTCTTCGATGGCGACCAAGGTTCGTTGGTCGGAGATTCACCTCGAACCTTTTTCCATTCGTCGAAAGCCATACCCATGTCAAACATTGGAACATTACTACGATGGTAAGCGTGTTTGATTTGATAATGATGAAGATTCTC